TTGGCTGGGATTGCTCTGGTGAAGGCGAGCGTGGATGGGATCAAATCCGCACTCGGCACTGCCAAGGATATAGGCGCTATTGCCAATGACATCGACGCGCTGCTTAATGGGCAGGCTCAGGTTCAGGCCGCCAGCAACAAAAAGGCTGGCGTCGGATTGGCAGACCAATTCGGCGTCCAGTCTGTAGCCAAGGAAATGATCGACGCGAAGATCGCCGCAGAACACGTCGCAGAAGTGCGCCGCCTGACAGACCACCGGTTTGGGGCGGGGACGTGGCAATCAATCTTGGATGAGCGTGCCAAGCGGATCAGGGAAGCCAAGGCCGCCCAGTTAGAGGCTCGGCGTCAGGCTCAATTGCGGCAAGACGAAATAATGGAAAACTTCAAAATCGGAATAGGTATTTTCTTGTTGTCGGTCGTTGTGGTAGGTTTATTTGTCGTTGTGATGGTGTCAACTGCTGGAGCCATTGGGCTTAAATGAGTGAAACAACAACCGGACTTATTGGCGAGTACATTGCTGCCGCCGCTATTCTTGCACAAGGGTGGCGCGTCTCTATGGCTCAACAAGACCGGGTAGATATGGTGGCGTGGAATGGGCAAGAGTTTCTTCGAGTGCAGGCAAAGACTGCGAGTTTACTTGGCAATCAAGATGGTCGATCTCCGCGTCACCACTTCCAACTTGGTCACGGCTGTAAAGCAAAACATCTGCCAACAAAGGATGATTACGATGTTCTCTGCCTTGTTTCCCCCAATGCGCGAAGGGTCTTGTTCATGCCGGTTACGTCAGTACGGCAATATAGTATGCGCCTGCCAGCGTCGCGCTTCACTGAGGCTGCGGAAAACGATAGCTGGGATAAGGCGGTTGATCACGTTTTGGAGATGAGACGATGAATAAGGACGCGCTGCGCGAGGAGCTGGCCGAAGACGAAGGCTGTAAGTTTGAGATTTATTTGGATCATTTACAACTCCCAACCTTCGGAATCGGTCACTTGATTAAAGAGCATGACCCAGAGTACGGCCTGCCGGTCGGCACCGAGGTGTCGGAAGACCGTGTGCGTAAGGCGTTTAACCTCGACATTGCCGTCACCATCGAGGACTGCCGCCGGTTGTGCGACAACGTCGGCGTCGACTTCAACGAGCTTGACCTGCGTTACCCAGACGGCGCGTTGGCGTTGTGCAACATGTGCTTCAACCTAGGCTACCCCAGATTCAGCAAATTTAAGCGCCAGTGGGCGGCAGTGGCCGAGGCAATGGAAGACCCCAAGGCGTGGCTGACCGTGGCCGCAGAGGCTGAGGACAGCCGCTGGTTTGATCAGGTGCCTAACAGAGCCAAGAGGCTCACGGCACGCTTTAGGGCGCTGGCAGATGAGTAAGAAGCTAGTCGAATACAAGGTCATCCCGCGATTGATGATGCTGGTGTTTACGGTAATGGCTTGGAACGTATGCGACTGGTTTATGGGTTTGGGTACTGCTGCCACCACGCAGCAAACAGCATTTGTAAGCACCATAGTCGGCGCGGCCACTGGTGCCTTTGCCGTCTGGATGTCACACGAGGGTAAGTAAATGATACAAGCACTATTAGGCCCAATCTCTAGCCTTGCCGGAACGTGGCTAGAAGGCCGCGTGGAGACCGCTAAGGCGGAGACAGGTGCAAAGGTAGCCAAGGCTAAGGCAGAGGCCACCATAATGGAAAAAAAGGCCACTGGCGAAATTGATTGGGACTTGAAGATGGCTGATGCCAGCGCGGCAAGCTGGAAAGACGAGTGGCTTACAATTTTGTTTAGCATCCCCCTGATCCTAGCCTTCTGCGGCGATTGGGGTAGGCATATAGTATCTGAGGGCTTTGCGGCGCTTGAGGCTATGCCGGAGTATTATCAGTACACCCTCGGCGTTATCGTCTCAGCCAGCTTTGCGACGCGTTCTGCCGCCAAGTTCTTCGGTAAAAAATAAGGGGGCTTCCGCCCCCTCATCTCACTTGTATAGATATTGATAGTCAAACCTGTCGGCGGTCTGCATATCCTCAAAAACTACGTTGTAGCTTTCATCGTCGATGCGCTCGACCCGCCTGACTAGGGCTGTCACCAGCCTGCCCTTGGGGCCAGTCACGCTGACTAGGTCGTCGGGTTTTAGGTGTTCTGTCTGCATTTAGCCCTCCAGCTTTGCTTTTGTTGGGCGCTTAAAAAACCCAAACTTCTGATCGTCCTTGCTTGGCGTGATTGCCGCAGTAAATGAGATGCGCTTGCCCTTCATCTCTTGGCCGGTAATCCACTGGCCGTTTTCCTCGGCTGGCTCATGCAGCTTTGATGGGATTGAACCCCAAACCTTAAAGCCGCTATCGTCGCGCACCAGCATTTTCCACTGCATCCCAAACGAAGTGTCGCGAATGTCAGTCGAAATAATAACGCCAGTCACCTCAACGCGGCCCTCTGGGCAATCTGCTGCGGCTTCCCACTCTGCGGTGCGCTCGGCTTCGCGTTTTTCTTCGCGCGCCATAACCTTGCGAACAGCAGCCTCTTGGCTCTCTGTCAGCCTGCCCCACTCATGCAGCGCGTCGCGCATAGCGGCAATAAAGTCGCTGCCGCCACCAAGCACAAAACGCTCGATTTCTTTGCGCGTCTCATCCTCAGCGATCCAACGCTTATTGCGTCCAATAGATGCGTTGGCCTTGATGCTTGCCTCACGCCCGGCTTCCCAAGCTGTCTGGTTCATAATGAAAGTCATATCAATCTCCCTTGTTACCCTCTGAATATAATGTGCTATCACTTTAATATCAACCCCTGTCGAGTAAAAAAAAGACCCCGCCCAAGGGCGAGGCCGATATTTGTCAGAGAAGTTTAAACGCTCTGGCTTTTCCAGCCACCTTCTCAGCCGCGCCACGCTCGACCAGTCCGGCCATCAGCCGGTGTACTTGGCTGAAGCTCTTGCCGGTCTTTTGTGACAGCTCACTGATGGTCGGCGTGTAGCCGTAACGGCGGGTCATGCGGTCAATCAGAATCCGCAGCTCCGTCTGAGCCTTTGTCAGCGGCACATCAATCATCTTTTGACTCCTTAATGGTTAAGGTTGACTGCCGGACAATCCGTGCGGGCTTGGCCGGTGTCGTCTTGGCCGGTTGTGCCTTAAAATTACGCATTGGCCATTTGACATAGTAAGAGCGATTGCCGACCACCCCTGTCGCCTCATCGTGGCTGCCCATACGCTCTTTCAGCATAGCCTCAGCTTCGTCGATGTCGCCCTCAGCCGCCCGCTTGGCGTCCTTGGCGTTGACCAACTGAGCCAGCCAGTCGTTGTCTTCGCCCTCAAGCGTGATTGGCGGCGCACCGTCATCGACACGCGGGTACGCTGTATTGCCGTCAGCGCTGGACTGTATCGGATACCAGTCAACGTCAAACTTGCGTCGCTCAAACTCCTCGATTTCGTCCGTGATGCGCGACTGCGTGGCAGCGTTTGCCTGATACAAGAAGATGCGTAGCTCCACACCGCCGTATAAGACGCACACGGCGCCCCACGTTAGTTTGGTTGCCATCAATTGCCCTTGGAGTTGCAGCGGCCCCCTGTGAGGCGCTGGGCGGTCTTCTGGCTTGCTGCTAGTGAGCTTACTCTCCAAGACGCCCACGCCGTCCACCCAGACAGGGCCGTCAACGCAGTAGATGCCCTTGGCTGGGTCTGTGGTGACTTCATGCCCCAGCCCGCCGTCAGCGGTGCCGTCCAGAGACACGGCAAATGGTAGCGTGTCGTGAAAGATGGCGTCGTGTTCCAGCTTCAGGTCAGTCAGGTTGAGACGTTCAGCGGCGGTGGTGAGGATGACGCCCTCTAAGGCGTCACCCCAATCGCAGGCTTCGTTGCCGTTGAATGGATTTGGGTTTGGCTTGCCTTCGATTGAGGCTAGTGCCTCAGCCAGCAAGTCGTTTGGCGTGCCGTATGGCGACGCGTTCAGCAACATTGGCAGCCTTGATCCTGTCACAATGTGGTCTGGGGTTTTTTTACCTACCATTTTTATTTCTCCTGTTTGACAAGGCCTCATAAGTTTCGGGGCAAGCATCAGACGGACTTAATTCGATCAATATCGGTAAATCACGAGATATAGCTTGGTATGCGGCTGTACTGAGGGCAGTAGTTTTGCTTGCGTGATACCATCTGCCAACTTCTCCATCGTCAGTAATCGCTATGACGAGCCAAGGCATTTCATCGCTTTCAACTTCAATAATCAAAACTGCATTAGTGAATGCGCCGGTGCTTGCGTCCTTGCTTGGAACTGGGTGATACTCTTTTGCGATATTTATAACTACGTTTTTCATTAGTTTACTCCTTGTTCTTTTCTAAGGTTTTGGTTGTTGCCGTGTATTGGCTCAATGCCGACGGCCTGTTCTGGCGTCCAGCCATTTCTGACACGCCAAGACACTGTTTGTGGGTTTATGCCGGTTTTTCTTGCGGCTTCTGATATTGAGCTAAACCCTTTTATTTTTATTGAATTAGACCAAGAGCGCCTTGGTTTAAGCCCGAACGCCTCAGCGATTGTCCAACCATTAGATAGTCGCTGCGTTACGCACCCAGCCCTAATCCCAAAATGCTTTGATGCTTTTGATATGCTGGGGAAAAGCAAATCACCAACAATAATCTCACTGCCACGACTTGTTGAGCGGTCTCTTTTTTTAATCTCAAATGCTTCTTCAAGTGACCAGCCCATTTTTTTTCGAGAATGATACAAATTGTCCGATATGCCGTAATGCTCGCAAGCCTCTTTTATTGAGGTAAATTTTTTGCCCATTACAAATATGGGTTTGCCAACAGAAAGTGTGGCGTGATGTTTTCCATTGTACTTTTTAATATTTGCAGGGGGCGCGTCAATCTCAACTGCTTGCCTTGGCGTCCAGCCAGCCCTCAAAATCCTGTGCCTGATATTATGAACGCTGACAGTGAAATGCTCTGCCAAATCGCCGCACCCATAATATTTTTTGCCGTCAATTTCATACAAATCACCTGAGGCCAATTTAAAAGTTGGGCAACCACCTGATTTTACGTTGTACCCATTTGGGTATTTGGTGTTTAGTTTTTTTATCCAATACCTTTCTGCGCAGCTTAATGTTTTTAGGTTTTCAGTCTTGTCCAAAATTTCAAACTTGAAGGCGTCTTGACCATAAACCCTGATAGCGTGGGCTATGGTTTTGGCGCTTCCTTTTTTAGAATTTCTAGCTTTAGCAAAATGCTCCGTGACGCGCGGCTCTAAGGTTTTTCTGCGCGTAAGCCCGACATACTGCATACCGTTGACCGTATTGGTCGCAAGATAAACGATCATCCCGCACCCCCTTGTTTGGTTAAAAATTGCAGGCACTTCATTAGTGGCGAAAATGAATCAGTGCGGCCATACACCAACCGCCCAGATAATAACGGTTCGTCATAATGGTGATCGCCCTCACGCGCCAATCGCCAGCAACTGTCTGGGCTTCCATCG